TTGCGGCGCTGGCTGGTCAGGGGGTCAGTCATCGGCTGGCGGCCCCACCATCCGGCCTGTTTCAGTTTCGGGGTCAGGTCTTTGCGGAATTGTTCCAGGGTGGTGCCCTCGGCGATGGCGGCATCGACGGATTGGCGGATGGTGGCGAGCAGATCGTCCTGCATCGCCTTGGCGACGACGAAGCCACGGGCATGGGATGCGCCCCACCAGTCGCGATAAGAAAAGCGGCTTTGCGGCGGGGCGAAGCCCTTGGATTTGAAGAACTCGATGGCTTCCTGGGGGTCCAGGGATATGGCGGTCAGGGTGGTGAGATCGACAGGGGTGGCCATGGGTCAGGTCCCGAGGTCGTCTGGCGGGTCGTCCTGGACGTCGTCGTCCGGCAGGATGGGGGCACCAGCGACGGCGGCGAGGGACGCGGCAAAGTCGGCGCGGGCGTAGAGGCCCACGAGGTCAGAGGCCGGGGGGCGGTCGGCCAGAGTATCGAGCTGCTGGCGCAGGGCGGCCAGGTCGGTGGCCCCGTCTAGAGCGTCCTGGATGGGGATCAGGGTGGCGGCGGCGGCCTCCTGCCCGGTGAGGTGATCGACCAGCTGCGTGATGGCGTCCTCCGGCGCGGCGGGTGTGTCAGGCGGGGCGACGAACCGGGTGCCGGGCGCGGATGGTTCCCAAACGCCGCCATAGACCTGTTCGATGTAGTCGTTCGCGGGACGCAGGCCGGAGGCCTGTGCGATGGTGTGATCGCGCCGGGCGCGCGCTTCGAGATCCTCGGGCGGGGAGGTATCGCGGCGCAGGCGCGGCACGGCGGCACCAGGGAAGTTCCAGTGGGTGAGCCAGCTGGCCACTGTGGATCGCAGGCATTCGGACAGCCGGTGTTCGTCGCTGGCGATGAGTGCCTGCAGCGTTTCGTTCTGGACCTGAGCCGTGCCCACATGCTGGCCGATTTCCGAGGTGGCGTGCTGGCCCACCACGGCCTCGGCGATCATGCGGTCGAGGGCTGCAAGCATGGAGCGGAAATCCCCGCCGCCTGAGCCGCCCGGGCCGCCGGATTTGGCGGCCGCCAGCATCTGCACATCCTGACCTTCGGGGATTGCGATGCAGCTAGCACTGGCGGCCTGCGCCATGGTGGTCAGCAGCGCATCGATCTCCTGTTGTGGCGCATCCTTCCGGTATCGACCCACCAGCACCGGCGCACCGAACTTCTCCAGCGCCACCGACCACATGCGCAGCACCTGCCGCTTGAGCCAGACCGGCCAGATGCACCAGTGCGCCGCCCCCAGCCCGAATGGCTGCCCGCCATGGCGCGGGGGGTTGCGGTGCAGGATGTATTTTGCGGGCGGCAGCGGAATGCCGCCGGGATGGCCCTGCGTCATCAGCAGCGGCTCCAGCGTGGTCGCGTCATGGCGGATGAGACGCGGATCGCGACTGCGAATGTCGCGTAGCCGCACGCGTCGCCCTTCCACTGCCCAGAGGCATTCGGAGAGAGCATAGCCATACCAGATCGCGTGCAGGAGCGCCCGGCTCACCCGGTTCATGTCGAGCGCGTCGAGCTGCGCACGCAGGTCATCCGCTGCGGCTTTGTCCTGCGGCGTCTCCCCGCCGGGCCCGACCGTCAGGGGCGCGGCCAACAGTCCGTCGATGCGCTGGCCGAGCACGGCGGCGGCCTTGCTGTCCGTGAGCGCGATCTCGGCAGCGTTGATCCCGGCGTGATCGCCGGGAGTGCCTGCAACACCGCCTGCGGCCCCAGCAAGACCCGGGCCCAGCCCCTCAAGCCAGCCTGCGGTCTGACCCCAGATGCCGAGGCCGCCCGGGCGGGCGGCCTGTCCAGGTGCGGCCTGTTCGGTGGTATCGGGGTGCCTGGGGATATCGCTCTTGCGTGGATCCATGGCTCACCTCCAGCCGACAGGGCCCGCCAGTGGCGAGCGCACGATGTTGAGATCGGGATCGATGCGGGTGCCCGCCGCCCCCGGCCCGCCGCCCAGCCTCGCCGAGGTCAGCTGGGGCCCCAACCGCATCTGGAAGGGGCCTGCTGAGACCGAGGCGGCAGCGAAGACCGCCAACGCCAATGCCCAGAACCGGTCGGCATGGCCGTCGCTGTCCTTGCGATCAGCGACAAGGCGCGGGGCACCGGTGGCTGACGGGGCGGTGCGCACCGAATGCAGATCCTCGCGTAGCGCCTGATTGTCAGGGATCTGGATGTGTTTGTCCTCGAACGCCTCGCGCAGCGCGGTGGCCACATCGAGTTTCCGGGCGGCTGACAGGAGCACACCTTCCACGGTCAGCGCACCATGATCCTCGACCAACTGTTCGGCCACCGCCTCGCCCATGCCGGTCTGATCGACCAGGATGCGCAAGGGCCGGTGCGCGCGCACGAGGCGGGCCACCTCGGCACGCTGTTCGGAAAAGGGTTGATCGCGCAGGACTGACATCTCCCTCAGCCAGAGCGTGCCGCCATCCTCTTCCAGCACGGCAGCGACCCAGAGATCGCGGCGGCGCGCCACGTCGATGCCGATATAACATGGCCCGGCCCCGCGATGCCCGGGCAGGCCCGCGCGTGCGTCCCTGGAGGCGTCCCGGATGAGGTCCCAGGTGATCCAGGCCCCACCGCCTGATGAAGGGACGCAGTCGAGCTCTTCGGCGGCGTCGCGCCCAATACGGGCGCGTATATCGGCAGCCCATGCCGATTCGGCATCGGGCGTGTCCGGCAGGCCGGTGGTGGTGGCGATGCGCCGCCAGAGGCCGTCGGCCAACGCGTCGGCGAAGGTGACGCGATGCAGGCTGCCCGGCTGGCGGCCCTCCCTGATGTCGGTGCAGAGCCGCGCAAAAGGGCTGGTTTCGCCGCGGTGGGTGCTGATGATTCGCACCCGTCCGCCCCAGACACCGAAGGCCATGGCGGCCTTCATGACCTGGTCCAAATCATCAATGAAGGCGGCTTCATCAATAACCGCCACATCACCCGGGCGACCCTTGCCCCTCAAGCCGCGCGGGTGGGATGTCATGGCGAGGACCTGTTTTCCGGAGCGCATCAGAATGCGGAAGGCCTGGATGTCCCGGTCTTCATCCGCCACCAGCACCTCGCCCGCGGCCCCGGCGGCGATGCCGAGATCGGTAGCCCAGGCGGCGCAGTCATCGATCCAGCCGCGGGTCATATCGCGAGAATACGACATATAATAGATGTCGCCGGTGCCTGTTCCAGTGTGCATGACCGCGTGGTAGGCCTCTGCCCAGCTGATGCCGATGCGGCGGGATTTCTCTATCACGGCCAGGGGGGCGGTGTCGGCGACCCATCGGTTTTGGTAGGGCAACAGGGTTCTCATGCCGGATCGCCGCCCTGGACGGCGCGGCGGATCGCGTCGGCGACATCCTCTGTTAGGGGGAGGCCAGCGGTACGGGTGGCGGTGACGGCGCGGTCGGCGGCGGCGCGCAGGATACCGTCGCGCAGGGCGCTGGAGCGGATCAGGTTGTTCAATGCCTGGGTCAGGTCCTTCATGCCGCGCGCATCTGGCATCGAATCCGGATGCGTGAGGCTCATCTGGAGCCGCCATTGAATCGTCGTCAGCTGTTGGAACAGGGCGGAGGTAATGTCCACCTCTTCGGCCATGCTGAGCTCGGCCAGGAAGGTTCTGATCTCGTCCTGGGCGCGTTCCTGGAGCCTGGCATAATCCCTGAATTCGCGACCGTAATTCTGCACGGCGGTGCGCCCGAGGCGGAGTTCCAGGCCCTGCTGCGCCAATCGATTATTGAGGGCATCGGTCAGATCGTCATAGCCGCCAAACCCGCGTTGCCGGAGCTCGTCCTGGAGCCATGCACGCAGCTCGGGCGGCAGCCGGTCTACCTTGCGCGCCCGGGGCATCTCAGCGCCGGGGCTGGGGGCGCTGCACGCCCGGGACGCGGGCGCGGCCCAGGGCCACATCGACGCCGCGGAGGGTGGCGGTCACGAGGGTGATCGATGATCCGCAGGGGGCCAGGGTGACCAGGGCCTGTTCAGCAAGCCAGGCCAGAGTCGTGTTGAGCTGATCGCGCGATGTGGTGATGCCGAGGTCATTGCAGATGTCACTCAAGATGTCGGTATTCGACCGGTATTCATCGCAGTGGGCGAGATGTGCCAGGATGGCCAGGCGTCTGTGACTGTCGATATGGTCCGCGTAGGAGGTCATGATCCGCCGCGATTCATCAGATGCTCATCCATGCGGGTGATTGCTTCATGCATGCGATCCATGGCTTTGCCCTGGCCCTCCAGTCGCGCAAGGATTGTCGCGTTCTGTCCTTCGGCGCGCTCGATGGCCACCCTCAGATCGGCGATCTCGTCCTTCGTCGCCATGGTGTCGATTTTGGAATTGAGTTCGGCTATCTGGGCCTGGGTGGCGATCCGGGCCGAATCGAATTGCGATTGCGTCACGGTGTGGCCCAGGGTGGATTCCACATCCTGGATGCGTCTGCGGTGTTCCGAGATCGAATCAATGTTGCCCTGGTTCTGGGTCATGGTGGTTTCTATCCGGTCCGTTCGGCTGGTCAGCGCCCCGAGATCGGCGCGGGACGCGCGGGGTGTGAGGAGGCCGAGGCGCTGCGCCAACAGGACGGCCCCGCCGAGCGCCATGAAAATTGCCAGCAGGGTGGTGAGGACGGTCCAGTCTTCTTGTGTGGGCATCACGGGTCCGGATGATATGGTGGATTTGGGTCACCTCTATCCACTGTTCCAGCAGCCGGTCATCGGACCATGGTCCGGAGCGTCCACCACCAGATCGCACACGGTGTAGCCGCTGCGGCGCATCCAATCGGCAATCAGGGAACGATGGCACTGTTCGGCAGCGCGTTCAAAGCACATCAGGCAGGTGCGTTGATGCGCGATGGCCCCTAGCAGCAGGAATAGACCAATCTGCGCCTCGAGCGTCCCCATATGGGCGCGGTAAATCCGCGCGAAGTTGTCGTAGTCCCCTGCCCTGGCGGCATCCCTGCCCGGCCCGGGGTTCCCCAGCCCGGGCAAGTGCATGTAGTCGATACCCCGCTGGCCGAGTGCAGAGTCCAGCGCGGTTTTGGAAAACCCCGGTTTGCGCGAGCGCGGGAGTGCACGCACGTCGACCAGGATTTCGACCTGATGTGCCTCCAGCGTGCGGATGAAGGGTTCGAGCGTCGCGCCCTGATAGCCGATGGTGAACAGGGTCATGGGGTCGCCACTGTGGTTTCGCTCACGGGGGACCCGTGGCTGCCCGGAACACGTCTTTGGGCACGACACCGATGATCCGGTCACGAGAATGGTGCGGGGGGCATCCAGGACCTCGGGACCCTCGTCGATGATGGTGTCGGTGCGGCCTTTGGTCCAGCCCGCCCGAAATTCCGGTACGGCATCCACGGGGCATTCCTCCTCCGACCAGATGGATTCGTGTCCCGCGACCCATCCGGCGTAAAATTGTTCACGGCTCATGTCGTCACCGAGGCTGGTGTAAAGGGTTTTCGTGACGGTCATTTGATCCGGCCGGGGTAGCGCACAGCGGAGGCCGTGTATTGCCGCAAATGGGCCCCGCAGGCGTCCATCTGTTCGGGCGTCATCTCATCGCCGCGTGCGGTGGGGGGGACATCCATCTGGAGGTGCCAGTAGGACGCCCCGATCTCGGTGATGGCGGCGACGTGATGGATCGGCAGCGTGCCGATGATGCGATCCCCGGGGCGCACCCTGGCAGGGTCGAGATGGTCCCGGATGGCGTCGAGGGGGACGACGCGCTGCATGACCCATTTTCGTGCGCCAGGGTGCCGCGTGACCAGAATTGTGCGGGGGGCAGCCTGCCCCACGGGGATTCCCGCATCAGCCGCCCCCTCATACCACCCGGCCCGGTAGTCCATCGGCACGCCCACGGGGCAGTCCTGCCCGGTTTCGTTGGCGGCGAAACCGGAAATGTAACCGGCGTAATATTGATTCCTCATTGATTGTTCCTCTGCCGCAAATAGCGGCGCACCGCGCTGGCGGACATGCGCAGCTGCCGGGCGATTTCCTTGGGTGGCTGGCCCTGCCCGGCCAGCCAGACGGCGACGGCGCGGCGCGCCAGGGGAATGTCGAGGGCATCGCCACCGCAGCCCCAGATGAGCCGTTTGGCGGATGTCATCCCGATCAGCCGGACGAGAGCCGCGCCATCGTCAGAAACAACGGATGTGGGGACACGCCAGACCTGACCGCCATGGGCGAGGGCAATGTGCATCGCGGCCTCGCGGCCCGCATGGTCGGCGATCTCCGCCAACCCGGCAGGCAGGGGCGGGCCGACGGTCATGATGCAGCCCCGGATGAGCCTGCTTGCGGCGCGGCGGTCCTGTCCAGCATCGCGCGCAGCGCCTGGATCACATCGGTGATCTGGGCGGTGTCGGTCAATGCGTCGATGTCGATGGGGACATGGCCCCAGTGCATCCCGAACCGGGCGCGGATGAAGGCATTGAGACCGGCGCGTCCGGGCCGGTCCAGCGCCCCACGGCGGCCGAGTTCGGACCAGAGCGCGTGTATCAGCCGGAGGTCGCCACGCGGGGCCAGTGGGCGGCTTTGGCGCGTGCTGCGGCCCTGCTGGCGGTTGAAGTGATCCAGCAACCGCGCCAGGTCGCGCGGGGTCATATCGCGCATCGAGGCCTTGCCGGTGACGCGCAGCTGCACCTCGTGCCGGGCGTCGTCATTCAGACCCAGCTTGCGGCAGGCGGCATGGACGCCGCGCATCAGGCGCACGCGGTCATCCTGAAGTTCCTTGGCGCGGGTCATCAGTCGCCCGCCTTGGCCATGTCGATGGTGATCGGCTGCCATGCGCTGTCCACGGCGTCCCGCCGATAGCAGCGAATGTAGGTTTTGCTGCCGACCACGCGCATGGCGTCGTGGATGGCATTCATGGCACACTGCCACCTGGAGTCGTCAATTTCGAGGCGCAAGAGCGAATAGACGGCTGCGCGGCTGATCTGCCCCTCCTGGTCGGTCTGGAAGGCATGACCGACTATCGCGCGGATCTCCGCGCGGCTGCCGGATGCCCATTCCGACAGACACTCATCCACCAGGTCCCTCGCAACCTGGAGCTCCGGACCAAAAGCGACGCGCTCTGAAATCTGCACCTGCACTTTCAATTTAGCGTCATATGACAGGTAGGTCCTGTTGCCCTTTTTTGTGCGGCGGCGGTGGCCGCCGTAATCCTGTTCTAACAAGCTGTCGAATGCACTGATGTCATCGGCGCAGTGGGACCGGAACCGGGCGATCTGGGCGTTGAGATCACCGGCGTAGCCGATGATTTTCCGGACCAGCTCGTCCATCAGCTGGTCCTGAGGTTTGATCATCTCGACCGGCGTGAGACGCCCGTGGGCATCAGCCGCGTAGGGCTTGCCGTCGATGGTGACGGTGGGCATGGACGAGTCGTCAGTGGCGGCCCGGATGGCGATGGCGGCGGGGTCAATGGGGTGGTGATCGTTGGACATCCTGTTTTCCTCCTGTCAGGCTGTTCAGGCCGCGGCGGCCTCGATGTCGTGGTCGGTGATGGTGTCGCGGCCAGACCCGCGGGCGGTCATCCAGGCGCGGGCCAAAAGACGACGGAGAGCATGCAGGCCGCCGGGGCCATTGGCGGCGGCGATCAGGTGGGTCATCTGGCGCGCGGTCGGCTGGCGACCGAGCGGACCTGCCGCAATGGCCGCCACGTCGTCGCGCGGGATGGCCGCCAGCGCGACCGTCATGCCGATCCGGCCAGTAACCTGGGGGCAGCGCGCCAGGGTCATGCGGATGGTGTCATCCGCGAGTAAGAGGATGCCGCAGCCAGCCTCATCCCGGATATGGCGGACCTCTTCGATCAACGGGGTGCGCAGGTGGTGCGCCTCGTCAATGCAGATCAACGCACCGCGCCCCTGCAGCGCCGCGATGATCGCCTCCTCGGCATCCATCGCCGAGCCGCCGCCGTGGCGACCGCCGATGATCCGGCCCAGCCGGGACAGCAGGCGCGGCAAGGTGGTCATTGTGGGGGTGGCGCGCAACCAGTAGGCGGCGGCGCGGGTCTCTGTGTGATGCTGTGCTGCCCAGGTTTTCCCGCGGCCGCTCGGGCCACGGACCAGGGCGATGTCGCCCGCGGCCTGGGCATAGGCGGCGGCGGTCGCGACCTGGCGCGCCGTGGAGGTCGCGGCGTGGGCGTCAAGACCCGCGCCACCAAAAGCATGGGCCGCCCGTTCGGCGCGGGTGTCCAGCCAGCGCTCGATCCGCGCCTCGACGGCAGCGCAATCGCCGTCGTACACGCCACGGAGCCAGAGACCCAGCGTGGGGGCCGATACGCCCTCACCAATCTCGGCGGCGGCGCGGGCGCGGGACAGGCCGTATGCCTGCATCTCCGCCTCGACCTGCGCCCGCAGGTCGGCGGGCGGGCCGGGGTCCACCGGTCGTATGCGGGGGGTTGCCGTCATTAATTTTCCTCCTCATCTAGGAGCAGCCGGGCGGCTGCCTCCATCGTGTTCATCTGCCCTCCGCCCCGGGGGGGATGGGCAGGTGGTATCCGGCGCACGGTCTCTGCCGCACCTGCCGCCCGGCCTGCCTGGTG